CGATGCCTCAGGTGTAACAGAAGAAGCAATCAGAGATATCGTAGGTAATTACCTAACACTGGACAGCTTCTCCAGTATCACTGAAGCCATGAATACAGCTGAGAGTACCAACACAGTACTGCTGCTCTCAGAGGCTGCTACCATCAACATCCCTACGGATGCTTCAACCTTACAGGCAGCTTTAGATTTAACAGGTACCTTTTCATCTTCGGTACCAATTACTATAAACTTCGAGGCAGGCCACCAGCCTACATCTGGTGCTACCATTGACGGTAGAGACCTGTCTAACTACACAATTACAGCCACAAGCGGAACAGTCACAGCAGGTGGTGCTTTTGACTCTTGGCTAGTAGGTACTTACGCAACATTCCCTACAGTGTCCTGTATCCTAGACTCTAACAACTTAGTAGATATCGGGATTCACTTAGTTAACGCATCTAAGGTCAGAGTGACATCAGGACATGGTGTTATCAACTCTGTACAGTATAACTTCCAAATGCGTTCAAGTAGGGCTGATATTGAGGGTGGTGTATTTGACGGTGCAGGTGCTGTTGGTGTTCGAGTAACCCAAGCATCACAGCTGAAGGCGCAATCATCTAGTGCAAACAACTGCGGGAATATCGGTTATGATATCTCTCGTGGATCTACTGCTAACGTTATGTTGGCCTCAGCTACTGGTTGTGGTTTCGATACAGGAACTATTACTGGAGACCCTAACTTCATCAACCAAGGCGGATTAGTAGTCCGTAGGTCACTAGTTGCAGCAGACTACATAGACGTAAGTGGAAGTACTAGAGGTATCTCTATCCAGCTCTCAGCTCACGTTAATGCGTCATTGGCTGTACTGGATAATTGCACTATAACAGGTGCAAGGGCATCCTCGATGTCTAGATTGGCTCTTGGTGGGGCCTCCATACAGAACTGTGCAACTGGCTTATCTGCCGGTCCGGGAACTAACATAGATGCCACCAGCACTGACTTCACAGGTTGTACCACAACGTGGACAGTCTTTGGTAGTGGAGCTGTAGTAGACATTACAGGCTCTGTTGGCTCTTCTGGTGGTACAGGCGCTATAATCAATAGTCCAGCATCAGGTGGTACTGTATGGGATGACGGAAAAGCAAACCTTGTACAGCATGACAGCCTGTACAGCCAACAGTTCACAATAGCTGCTGATGCAGCAACTTCTTTCTCAGTTCCGGGTGACGGTGGTGGTAGGGGGGTACTGTTAGCAGTTGCTACAGGCGGTTCTACCCAGAATGGTTTAGTGTACTGCCGGGTAACCAATGCAACCTCATCTGTTATTGCAGGGGGTGCAGACCTTGATGTTAGTACTGGCGTATTGACAGGCACTACAGGGACAAGTGGGAAACTAACAATATCTCCGCATTCAGATGGGGACATATACATTGAGAATCGCGGGGCAGGTGAAGTAACTGTAGGCATCACCCTGTTATCCCAGAACATGTTATAGGTTACATTAATGGCTAATTACACAAGAAATGATTTAACGGGTGTACTGTCTCCTGTAAATGCCGAGCTTGAGAAGATCGAGCAAAGCCTTCAAGACAAGCTTGACAGGGAGCCTGCAAGCGGTCAAAGTAACGAACTTAAGAAAGATCTGGATGCTAATGGGAAGCGTATTTACAACCTCCCAGCACCACAAGACCCTAATGATGCAGCACGCTTAAAAGATGTACAAGACGCTGTCTCAGGTGACAGTCCATACCCGCCACAGGATGGACTATCTGGGTACCGTTTAACTACTGATGGCAGTAACGTCTTCTGGGATAACCCCGCACTAGATGAGCCCAGTAACCCTGTACAGACTCTCCTAGATGCTAAACCTACGGTGTACGCTACTACAGCTGCCATGGAAGCCTCTGAGCCAGAGGTTGACGGATTACGGGCCATCAATACACAAAGGGGTGGTGCAAGCTACGTTTTATCAACTACCGCAACAGCACAGGCTGGAGACATCACAACAGCCAACTTTAACGTGTGGGTTTTGCAAGACCTTGATAACTTCCGAGCTTACGGCGATGTTGATGACGCAACTGATTGCGGGGCACTGATCCAATCTGTTCTAAATAGTGGGCGCTCTAATATTTATAAGTTTAGAGGCAACTTTACGGTTGATACGCCATCTGAAATTAACGGGATAAGTGACCTAACCATTGACTGTTACGGTGCATATTTTGATTGCTCCAATATGTACGGGGATGATATCGGAAACAATCCTGATGCCCTGTTCAAAATATTCGGCAGCGAGTACGGAGCAACAACACTCTCTGTGGCTGCTTCCAAAAACGACACAACGTTGACAGTTGCTGATGGAACGCAGATTAAAGAGGGTTCTGAGATATACATCCTATCAGACCAACACTGGTACACAGAAACTGTTAGTATAGGTCGAAGATTTATTGCCACGGTGCAGGATGTGACGGGGAATGTTGTCACTATTGAGCAGCCCTTGCCTTTCGATTTCGATGTTTCTGGGTATACAGTCGATGTAGAGAGCTGGGATCAGGTTCAAAACATTAAGGTGTTGGGCGGAAGGTTCTACGGAGGAAATTACAGAAGAGATTTGGGTAACGGGAAAGGTATTGGTGTTGTATTTGCTCAGTATTTCAAAAACCTACAAATAAAGGATTTCTATGTAGACGGCTTTGAGAATACAGCCTTCAGACCGCAGTACGGGAAAGACTGTACTATTGCTGACGGGTTCATTCAAGGTCACGCTGACACATTTGGAACAGTCACTGAAGGGGTTAACTCCGGGTTCTACGGGGTGTTCTTTAGCAGGGTTCTTTCTGGAATAATGAGGAATGTGACCGGAGTCCGAAACCGACACTTGCAGGATTCTTCTAGTTGTTTCGATCTTACAGTCTGCGACTGTAAGGCTTATAAGTGTCACAGGCCAGCCTACGGGTGTCACTCAGGCACAGCTGATACCACGTACATAAACAACTTCACAAGAAACCCTGACAACGGGGGTATACAGTGGCGAGGGTGGCACCTGTACTGCGACAACAATAAAATATTTGTTGGGAACGGGAGCACTAACGGCATTTATGACTCGGCTGGTGGAGCTTCTGACCTGCCATCTGTTAGGGTGCTAACCAACAACCATATAGAGGCCGGTAGGGATGGTATTAATATAGCCGGGACAACTAGCTTAGTACAGATTAAGGGCGGCACTGTTACTGGAGGTCTGGAGGGAAGTTCGTACAACGCTGTAAACATCAGCTCCCAGTATATCGAGAATGTCGACATATCTGGAGACTTTGAGCAAGGCTCCGGTGCGGGAATTGTCATCCGTCAGTCAAGCTCTTCGGCATCGACAATGAAGATGTTCAAAGTTACTGGCAGTACGCTCCGCTCAGACACGAATCTTGTCAGGATATTTGCCCCAGCTTCTACCGGAGCTGTATGGATTGAAAACAACGTTTTTGACTCAAGCGCCGCCACTTACGATATAAGTATAAACAACGCGCAGGTGTTCGAGCAAGTTGCGAACAACTACAGACCAGATGGTACGGCAGCAACAAGGAATCCGTAAGTCATAGCAAACGTCACCTGCATATAAGGGTAAACTTATGACAGACTTTAAATCTTCAACAGGGCGTCGCCTCACTCAGGCCCTCTTCTACGAGTTTGGCAATAAGGACGCCCCCTATACCTTGAGGGACGAAGACTTCACAAGCCGCGATGGTAAGACGTACGCCAGTGCTGCTCGGATCTACCGAGAAAGTGCTGACGAATACGAGGCTGCCATCAAGCTGTTTGGTAGTTGGTCCCACTGGGAGTTCTTTTTTGAAACAACTGATTGGTTCCTTAATGGCATAGATACTGGAGGTTTCCAGTTCAAAGGGGTCAAGAAGTGGAGGGAGGAGATGGCGTTGAGAGACGCCTCTATCTCCAAAAAGCAACTGCTTAAAGCTGCGGAAGAGGGTAACGTAACAGCTCAACGGTACCTAAATGAATCGGCTACCAAGAAGGGTAAGCCCGGAAGACCTGAGAAAAAAGCACCGCAGGCTAAGAAGTCAACGGTTGTTGAACTTGCTAAAGCAATGGAGGCTAGGAAATGAGTGCAGAAGCTGTTGGTGTAGCCACGATCTGGAAGCCCATTATATGGGTGGTAGGTGGCCTTTTAGCTCTCATTAAGGGGTTGCTTATCTATATTTGGGTAGACAGTACAAAGAAGACATCCCAAAACACAAAAGACCTGAGGGATTTCAAATCTGAAGTCAGTACCCAGTACTACAGCCGAGAACACGTAGACTTGATCATCACTCCTATTAAGGAGTCTCTTGACAGGAATACGGCAGCCACTGAAAAACTCCATGATGCAATAACGGAGCTAGTGAGGAAACGATGACCCTAGACGAGATTAGGCAGCGCTGTGAGGTAGACCTCTTCTTCTACGCCAAACTCATGTTCCCCAACCGTTACTTTGGTGATGTACACGAGGACATGTTTGCGTTCTTCCAGCGAAGCTTGGAAGTGGCGATGGAGTCTGGAGAGGGTGACAATGCAGCTGCACTGATACCTCGGGACCATCAGAAATCTTTTTGTATTGCAGTAGCGTGTAGTTGGGCCATTACCAAATATCCTTGGTTTACTGTTACGTATGTATCCTCTAACCCAACGTTAGCGGAGAGACAGTTAACAGTTATAAAGAACATCTTTAAGTCTGACGCTCACAGAGAGCTTTGGCCAGAGATGTTGAAGTACGGGGTTAACCCTAGAACCAAGGAACTGGAGAGACAGTCAGACAGGACTTGGACTAAGACGGAGATTGTAGTTGATCACCCTGCTAGACCTTCTAGTGAGAAAGATCCTACAATAGCTGCTACGTCCGCTAAGAGTACAAATACTGGTGCACACTATAAGATGTGTATCTTTGATGACTTGGTTACCAACGAGAACTACCGAAGTGCAGCTGAACGGGAAGATATCCGAGAAGTTTATCAGTCTTATGCTTCGATTGCTACTACTGGCTCTATTAAGTGGATGGTTGGTACGCGTTATGGTGACAACGATCTGTACGCCGATCTTAAAGAGAAGTCGTTCGATGTGTTTGACGATGAGGGCAACGTTACAGAGACACGTCCGCTTTGGAGGTGGTTCGAAAGAGTAGTCGAGAACAGTAAGAACAAAGACGGGAGTGGTAACTACATTTGGCCCCGTATGAAGATGCCTGATGGCAACTGGTACGGATTTAACCAAACAGAGCTAGGTAAGAAAAGAGCTGATGCCTTTAACCTAGAACTCTTTTATGCTCAGTACTACAACGACCCTAATGCTGCTGATCAGGATAACATAACCCCTGAACACTTCATGTACCTTAACCCCTCACTATTGACAAACGAGGGCGGTGCTTGGACATACGCAGGTAAAAGGCTCAAACTCAATGCCGGTATGGACTTAGCCTTCTCCGAGGGTTCAGGTAACAGACGTGTTAAGCGAGACTATACCGCGATTGCTGTAACGGCTTGGGATGCTGACGGGTACCTGTATGTGCTTGATCTCAGACGGTTCCAAACAGCAAAGGCTGAGGTATACTACGAACAGCTTAGAGAGTTGTGGGATTACTGGCAATTTCCTGAAGTTACTGTAGAGACTAACGCAGGTGGTAAGGTTGTAGCTAACGCTTTAGAGGCCTCCTTACGACAGGATGGTATCCATCTCATTGTCAACCACCAGCACAAGAACCAAATGAGTGACAGCAAGGCTGAACGTAACTTACAGTTGCTTCACCCCCTGTATAAAACTAAGTCGGTATTCCACACTAAGGGTGGTTATACACGAGATTACGAGGAAGAGCTACGACTTACTAGACCTCCTCACGATGATTTAAAAGATGCGGTATTCCTTGCAGTCAGTACATCTAAGAGGGCTCCTAAAGAGCGTAAATCTTCGATGACACGAGGTAACGTGGTATCTATGAGCAGATTCGGTACAGGAAGACGTAGACGAGCATGAGTAGACCTATTAACTTTACAGATTACAGCGATAAGGGTTTGGTAGCTACTACCATCTCAGGTCTCTGGGATCAATACAACTCCTCACGCATTAATGCTATGGAGGCGTGGAAAGAGGTAGACCTTTACCGGTTCGCTACCTCAACCAAACAGCTTCCGGGTGGAGCAAACTTCGATCACAGTATGCACACACCTACCACTCACATGGTAGATGAGAAGCTGGGATCTATCCTTAATGCTACAGCCTTCCCTCACGAAGATTGGTTAGGTTGGGAAGCTACCGAGATCGGTGATGCCGGAAAAGAGAAACAAAAGAAAGTTCTGGCGTACCTTAAGAAAATCCATACCCTTACCAAGTTCACACGACTAGGTAAGAAGTCCCTAGATGACTTAAAGGCGTACGGAAACACCTTCTTACAGACTTACTTTGTAAATGAGACTGTAGAAGAGAATGGTGAGATCATCGCTGGGTATGCAGGTCCCAAGACTTGTCGTATCTCACCCTTTGATATCGTGTTTGATCCTACAGTAGAAGAGTTTGATGACTCCTTCAAGATTGTACGGAAGCGCATGTCAGTTGGTGAGTTTGCTCAGTACGCTAAATCCCACGGTGAGTACATCTCGGATGAGGCAGTCAAGGCAATCTTGAACCGTCGCGTAGGGGCCACAGACAGCTCTACAAGCAACGATCACTTCAAGGATGGCCAGTATATCCCTCATGGGTTTGATAGCCTCCAGAGCTATTACAGGAGCGGATATGTAGACCTTCTGTGGTTCTACGGCTCTATCTTTGATGAGGCAACCCTGAGTGTTATACCTAACCGGTGTATCGTAGTTGCTGACCATAACACAATCGTTATGGATACATACAAAAGAGAGTCCCGTATTCGTAAGGGCTCTTGGAAGGAAAGACCAGACAACCTCTGGGCACAAGGTCCTCTGGAACCGATCATCGGTCTTAACTACATGATCAACCACAGAGAGAATGCCAAGAACGATGCAATCGACAGGATGATCCATCCAGATCAGTTGTACCTTGGTGAGCCAGAGATCATCTACGATGAAGAGACTGACAGACGAGAGATTTGGGCACCCGTTGGCGGGGATGCCCGAGATATTGCCCCTGACGCCAGTACTCTTAGCTTCAACACTGAAGTTGATCTGATTGAGCGCACAGTAATGGAGGCAGTGGGTCTGCCCTCTGACGTACTCGGTTTCAGATCTCCGGGGGAGAAGACAGCCTTCGAGGTCCAGAACCTCACAGAGGGGGCGTTCAGGGGCTTCATTGACCACGTTGCTCAGTGGGAACAAGACTGCCTAGAGAAAGTCATCCTTGACCAGATACAGGTCGCTAGAGAGAACTTCCAGATGGTAGAGCAAGTCTTAGTTGAGAACGAGAACGGGATTAAGCTCCCTGTTCAGATAACAGAAGAAGACCTTAAGGTTAACGCTGTTCTCTCACCTAAGGGCTCTCGTAGGTTCTCTAGAATGCTTCAGCAGTTAGCAGGCATTCAGAGTCTAGCACAACTTGCACCGTTAGTGCAGGGCCACCTAGACACTTATAACCTAGCTAAGGCATTAGAGGTATTAAGTGGACTGGATGACTTTAAGCTTGTTAAGCGTTTTGCAGCTATCCATGAAGCAGGTGAGTCACAGAAAGAGTCAGCTCTTGTTGAGCAAGATGTGGCTAACGATCTTTCACAACCTACCCCATTAGAGATGGGTATGATGGAGGAAGACATTGAGTAAGTACAAGGTACCAGCGGCCATTGCGCCGCTTTACCAAGAGCAGAGATCTGCTGATGAACGGACAAGACTCTTAAAGGGTTACCGGGATTGGCAAGAGAGTCGTTTCTCTAGGGCACACTATGAGTACCTTGAGCGACAGTATCAGAAGACCTTAGACGAGTATGTAAATGCCAGCTGGCTTACACGCTTCGCTCAGAGGAACTTTATAGCCGAGAATAAGGCTAAATTACAACTACTACGTAAACTCAAAGACACATTTTTGTGTGAGGAGATTTAATGGGAGACCATGCCCAAATGTTTCAGGAAACGCCTGACCAAGGCACAGAGGGATTTAAACAAGAACCTACCCACATGTTTGAGGTAGGTGGTCGTCAGTACTCAGCTGAGGACGCTAAGAAGAAGATTGAGAATGCTGACATGTTCATTGACACTCTCAAGTCTGAGAAGGATCAAGTAATGAGTCAGTACTCTACACTACAGGAAGAAGTTGCAGAACTACGCCGACAGCTAGACAACAGCCGTAAGCTTGAAGATGCACTGAAGCCTCGGGAGGAAACTCCCAAACAGACTGAACAGGAGCAGACCACGCACCAAGCAGTCGACGAAGCCGCCATCCTACGTAAACTACGAGAGGAGTTATCAAAAGAGAGTCAACAAGAGGTTCGCGCTAAGAATATGCGAGCAGCTATAGACTCTGCCTCTAAGAAATACGGCAGTGACTGGCAAACTAAGCTGACAGAGATGGGAGCAGAGTTGGGTATGGATCAGAAAGCTATCCAAGCGATGGCAGAGACATCACCCCAAGCGTTTGCACGACTCTTCGGCTTAACTGGTAAAGCTGCATCAGAGCCTTCCCCGTCAGGCTCCTCTACGCAGAGTTATCAAAAACCCGCTGACCCGGCACCTAAGTCGGTAATGTTCGGAGCCACCACTAAAGACTTAGTTGAACAGTGGCGTTACTCCGGTAAACAAGTAATGGAAGATTACGATCCAAATATTCACGTAATCCCTAAACGTAAATTCAAATAAGGTAATTAGAGATGATTAATACTCAAACTAACCGCTCATTCATTGAATCAGAGCAGTATAGTGATTTCATCTTACGAAATCTGCATGATGGTCTGCTACCCGGTAACTTCTACCGAGACGTATCTGATTTCGGAGAAGGTGAAACCCTAAACATCAAATCAATCGGTGAAGCTAAGGTCCAAGAGGTTGCTGAAGGCGTACCTCTGATCTACAACCCAATCGAATCTGGTAACATCCAACTGCAAATCACTGACTACATCGGTGATGGTTGGTACATCTCAGATAAGATGCGACAGGATGGCTCACAGATTGAAGCCCTGCTTGCAGCCCGTGCTCAAGAAGGTACCCGTGCACAACAAGAGTACTTTGAGACTCGTGCATTGGCTACACTGAACGCAGCACAGACTGATGCAGATCCTAACAACATCAACGGCTTCCCTCACCGTATTGCTTCAGCAGAGACTGATAACGTAATCAGCATCTCTCACCTGAATGCAATGAAGCTGGCTTTCGATAAAGCTGAGGTACCTTACGCTGGTCGTGTGGCCTTCGTAGACCCTGTAGTAGCTGCTACTCTGCAAGATAAGTTCCAAGGTACTTACAATGTAGACAGTAACCCAGCGATGCAGGAAATCCTGAATTCAGGTTTGATGCGTGATCACGACTTCATTATGAACTTCGCAGGCTGGAACATCTTCTCATCTAACCGTCTACCTAAGGGTGACTTCGGTGATGGCACTACCACCGTAACAGGTGGTGTGGCTAACATCTTCATGTCTATCCTAGACGACCAGACTAAGCCTCTGATGGTTGCATGGAGACAGATGCCTCGCACTGAAACAGAACGCAACAAGGACTTACAACAAGACGAGTACGTGACTACTTCTCGTATGGGCTTCGGTGCTCAACGTGTAGACACTCTGGGTGTTGTAATCACTTCAGCAACTAACTACTAAGGAGTAATTTATGAGTTACGAATCTAATCCTTCAGGTATCGGAGTTGGCAAGAACTACGGTGAGCGCGGCCTAGGCGGTGTTGACGGTTCTGTTAAAACTTACGGTGAAGAGAAACAACTGGTCTTCGAGTTCTCAGCGGACTCTAAAGACGATAACTACACTGCGGTAATCCTCCAAGATTACTTGGTAACAGGTCTGACCCTGTACGTATCTGAAGCCTTTGGCTCTGGCGCTACAGCAGACATTACCGTAGATGGCGGCTCAGGCCTGACTACTGACCTCGACTTGAACACCACTGGTGTGTCTCAACCAGCATTGACTGGCTTGACCAACACTTCAGGTTCTGGCCCTGTAGATGTAGTTCTGGATCTGTCAGACGCTCAAACTGCTGCTGCAACTTCTGGTAAAGCCAGCTTGGTTGTGAAGTACGTTTGTATCTAAATGATTGGGGACTTCGGTCCCCTCTCTTAGCTAAGGTATAAGATGAAATTAACACTCCTCGGGGTAGTTCAGAGCTACCTTAACAAGACAAGTGGCTTCTATGTAAACAGTATCTTTGACACTGACGAATCTCAACAGGTGGCTCAGATTGCTGAGGAAGTGTATTATTCCTTAGTACAGCGTTTCCGTGATTGGGAGTTCACTACTACAGTTACTACGCTGGACAGTGTAAGCGATACAACTAAGCCTAATTACTTACAAATCCCCTCCAATGTGCAAAGACTAAAAGATTGTACCTTGGAGTACAACAACTCAACTGATGATGTATCTGTGAGATACAGTCGTGTTGAGTATTTACCTCCAGAGTTGTTTCTGAAGCAGGTAAACAAACATAACGTCAGGGCTGACAACGCAGAGGTTGTAGAAGATCACAACGGCACTAAGTTTGTTATTGTTAACAACAAGTACCCAGAGTACTACACATCCTTTGATGGTAAGTACGTAGTCTTTGATTCATACCACAGCTCGTATGAGACTACATTACAAGCCAGCAAGTCAAGGGTAGTTTTGACAAGTGAACCGGTATTCTTACAAGCAGACGATTTCGTAATCCCTGTTCCAGAGCACATGTCAGAACTGTACCGAGATATGGTTATTGCTGAGTGCTACGAGCATCTCCTACAACAGCCAGCCCCACCTTCTACAACACGAAGGGTGGCAACAAGGGCAGCTACGGCCCAGCAACATGAACGCAAAACAGGTAGCATGAACAAGAGGAAAAGGATCTATGGTCGATAGTCAATACAAGGTAGAGCCTTACAAGACCACAAGTATGCTATGCATTCGAAATGTGAATGGGGGTCGAGTTCCAGCTCCCCTTAGCGGGACATTTACTAAAGAGGGTCTTGCGTTAGAGGCTATCCGGAGGTACGAGGCTAGTAAGCCTGCCAAGGTAGACTATACCCCAGTAAGTACTCCACTTATTGAGTTGGATAAACTCTCAAAGAAAGACAGCCTTCTGGAGTTCGCTGATATAATGGATATCGAAGTACCCGCGAGCATGAAGAATCCTGCAAGCATCAAGAAGCTTATTAAAGAAAAGTTAGAGTCTGAATAATGGCAAGAGCATCCGGTCAGAAAGAGTACACCCCTTTAATCAAGGGTCTTATAACAGAGGCAAGCCCTCTTAATTTCCCTGAGGGTGCTACAGCGGATGAACTTAACTTCACTGTAGACAAGGGAGGTATGCTACGCGTACGTCGTAAGGGTTTTGCAAGGACTTACAACTCCTTCACTGTTACAGGCGGAGATGCCCGACTAGAGAACATGGTCTACTGGCGTAAGTCTGGGTATGTGGTCCTTACGTACACTAACGATACACCTGAGACTTACTTGCGTATTCACGCTTTTGATGAAAACTTTACGATAGTTGATACCTTCAAGATAGCAGACTCTCGGTGTGAAACACAGCTGGCAGAGCTTACTGACTACTTACTGGTGACCCTCTCTAACGGAGAAAAGCCCGTACTGTTGAAGTACGATTCCGTTAATGATGAGATATCGGCTTATAACGTAGACCTGTACATTCGAGACTTTGAACTGGTTAGTGATGGGCTATCCCCATCAACAAGACCTGCTACATTGTCAGATAACCACGAGTACAACATCCTAAATGCGGGATGGTACGACTCCAAGAGAGACGAGACTACCTCAGGCAACCCTGTAGATCTTGCAACAGATATATTCCGCAGCAGCTTGGGCGTGTACCCTAGTAACGCTGATATCATTAGCGTAGGTATGACAACCAATGCCTCGGGTAACTACACATTCGATCCAGTGCTGGTAAGGGATGCTGGACTAGGGAACTCTTTAGCTCCTAGGGGTCACTACGTATATCCGATAGATAATATTGACAGAGACTCTAAGCTGGTTACCCCATCTGACGATGGAGCCCCTGATACAACGTTAACATCCCTGAATGTTACAGATACTTCAGGTACACCAACATACGACCCAGATGATCCGTCATCAGGCGAGGACTTACCTTTCGACCCTTACCCCGGAGGTAAGTACGGGTATGAACTTCCGTAGGAGAGACAATGGCTGTAGATAGCCCTAAAGTTACATATAAAGAGCCCTCAAGCTGTTGTGCAGCGTTTGGACGGTTCTTCTACGCATCAGAAGATGTCTTATACTTCTCTCAGGTAGTTATCACAGAGGATGACGCTGGAAGGTGTTATCAGAAGAATGACCCGACCAACGAAGTAATCCCGGACCTGTTAGATACTGACGGAGGGGTGGTTAATATTGAGGGTATATCCCAGATACGATCCTTGAAGCCCTTCCGTAGCGGAGTCCTTGTTTTCGCTGATAACGGTGTATGGTTTGTAGCCAACAGAGAGTCAGGGTTCCGGGCTACAGCCTTTTCGATAGAGAAGGTATCCGAGAGGGGTCTGAGAGGTAGACGGTCTATCGTAGAAGCTGAGAATAGTGTTTATTACTTCGCAGACAGCGGCATTATGCGTATATACTCTAACGAGTACGATGTCATGCTTGCGGAGGATATTACAGTAAACACCATTCGGTCGTACTTCCTTAACAGGCACGCAGGTACAGGAGCGAGTGGGGCCTACGATGAAGCCAACAAGCAGATTGTTTGGTGGAACCCAGAGCCCGGAGACTACGGCCTGATATACGACCTCGAACTAGGGGCTTTCTACCCTCAGCAGATGGGTAACCCTCTATGGCGTGTTGGTAGACTGATGACAGTCAACAACGCAGTCCTGTACCCTTCTTGGAGGCAGGGAGATGTTCCGGATAAGTTCTTCTATGCGTTATCTCAACTGGAGGCTGACGACTTTGACGACTTTGAGGTCGTTACTGATGCCTTCTTACTTACTGGGTGGGAGGCTTTAGGTAAGTTCGCTAACAAGAAGCGTGTTACACAAGCTAAGGTCTTCTTTAACAAGACAGAGACAACCATCACAGGTGTGGACTCTGACGGCAATTACGAGTTCGATGCACCCAGTGGATGTAGGTTCCAAGCTAGATGGGATTACGACAACTCAGCTGCATACGGAAAGTGGGTAGGTATAAATAGGGATGAAGAAGGTACTGGCAATATTGTTCAGCTGTACGACCCTCTGAGGAGAGGCTTCATACCTGACGAGTTCCCTTACACCTTCGACACAGGAGAGAGTATCATAACCAAGAAGCTTAACATCCGAGGACATGGAGACGCTGTACAGTTTCTCTTTGAAGCCGAGGATAACAAAGATCTTAGGTTATTGGGATACTCTGTAACATTCAATATGGGTTCAAGGTTGTAATGGGATTTCCGCTAGTTGAAACCCCTTACGGGGTCATAGAGGGTCAGGTGGTTGATAACCAACTTGCAATCCACTTTAAGTACTCCGGTGGCAAGTTTACTCCGGGATCTTATAAGGACTTGTTGCGAATCTGGGACACCTTTCTGGAGTCTTTGCACTTGTCAGGTGTTCCAGAGATCTTCACCATTATACCTAAGAGTGATAAGAAAACTTGTAAGTTTCAGACTATGTTCGGGTTTGAGCCCGTACACGAACAAGACGGCGTTATCGTCTACAGGATGGATACATCATGGGAGCATTGTTAGTAGGTGCCGCTGTAGGCCTTACAGGTCTCAGTATCTACAGTTCTGAGAAGGCCCGTAGCCAGCAAAAGAAGGCAACGAAGGCACAGAATAAGATACGTCAGGTTCAAGAATCAAGAGAACGCTTATCGGCTATCCGTGAGCAACGTATCCGCCAAGCCCAGATTATACAGTCTGGGGCCACAGGTGGAGCTCTGGACAGCAGCGGGGTACAAGGTGCATACAGTGCAACCGGTTCCGCTACAGCTGGTAACCTTCAGTTTATAAATACAATTTCACAGTTGCAACAGAACGTAGCCTCTCACATGAATAGAGCTAACGACTGGGCAGCTACAGCAAATGTTGCAGGACAAGCAGCTAACTTAGCGGTGACCGCATCCAGCTTCTCTTCTCCTAAGACAGGGGCTGGTCCGGGACCGTCAGATACAGGTAAACTATAATGGCAGAAAGAGCTACCCCAGCTACTCTAGAGAATATCGACGAAGTTGCAGCTGACCTGAAAAGCAGGGGCTACACTCTTGATGATATCCGTAAGGCTCCAGAGTTCATCTCTAGCCTAACCAAGGTTGTCCCTGACGGCTACGGTGGACAAGAGACAGCTTTCATGGATACCTTCAGAGGTTCTGAGGCTATCTCCCAACTGAGCGCTGCATTTGAGGCCCTAGAGTTTGCAGAGGCCGAGAAGAACAGCAAGTCAGGTAATACGATCCTAGATACTACGGAACACTTGCCTCACACAGAGCTTTTTGACCCTGACGAGACAGCTTTCGACTTGGATGCCATAGATAGCGTTATCCCTACTGTTGTACAAACAGACTTGGCAGCTAACGAGTTAGGTACCCTTGCAGGCGCATACCTAGAAGAAGATGCTCAAGCTCTCTCTGAGATGCTAAAAGCTGGGGATGATTCTAAGTACAGAGAAGCTATTGCAGCTATGGGGCAAGACTTCTACAATGAAGCCATGTTCCAAGCGGATCAGCGTATCACAGAGGCCCAGACCCCTGAAGAGGTCCAAAGAGTTATTGAGGAAACTAAGGTAACCCTTGATAACGGCTTCACGCCTATTAAAGAGTTCCGAAAGAACTGGGTAGTTAAGAATACGAATGTATCCCAAGATATGTTACCTCGTATTGATACGCTGGTTGCTGAGTCGTACATAGTTGCAGCTGAGGCCCTTAAGCGTGAACAGCAGTTGTGGAAGGACGCAAGTATCCTTAACGTCTTAGGTGACCTTGGGGAGATTATCCTCCCTCACGGTTTCGTAGAGGAAGAGGTCTTTAAGTTCAACAACGGTATGAACGATGCCCTAGATAAGATTGCTGAGGCAGGTTCTGTAGAGGAGCAAAAGGCTGCATTAAATGCGTTAGTTGACGACTGGGTTAACTCTGAGACTATGCTCCTGAGTAATAACAACTCCTTGTTCACAGCTGAACAGATCTCTTACCTGAAGGAATCCATCCTAGATGGAGGTCTGGCTCGTATTGATGGTCAGATTACAGATGCTCAGTTAGAGCGTCACGTAATGACTGGTATTAACGTAGGTTTTGGTGTGCTAGAGGTGGCAGGTATTAAGGGTCTGTTTAGATTCCTTAAGTCACGAGTATTCCCCACATCTCCTCAGTCTTGGGATATTGATGAAGCTCGAACCATCCTAGAAGGGGAATGGTTAGGCCCAGCAGGCACCTTAGCCACACAGGGTACAGAGCTCAGTACACGGTCTGCAACATCAGCTAAACACACACAGTATGTGATAGAGCCTCAGAAGCTCCTGAGAGACGACAGAGAGACTGGTTTGCTTGAGGTAATGGGTCAGCATGGGGTACCCCCTGAAAAGGCCGCTATGGAGCATATACCGACTCCTACGCCATACACTGACATAGGTTTCCCGGACAACTTCCAAGACCGTAGCAACATTACATCTTTGATACTGTCTGATGAATCCCTAACTACCATGGGTCAAAAACGAGCTATGGAGTTAGAGGAATATACTGGTGGTACCCTGAGAAACATCCCTAGTGCATCAGGGTTTAAGGCTGATGAAGCAGTAGAGGATAGCTTCGGCACCTTTACTTTCCTGTTTGGTAACAAAGACACCAAAGGCTTTGAGACTCAAGAGGCAGCTACCCGAGCAGCCAACGGTAACTTTATGGGGGAAGACTGGGAAGTTGTATCTAAGAATGGCCAGTACTACGTACAGGTTGAGCAGCGACACTACTTCGATCCTCTAAAAGATGTTACAGACTTTGGTGACAATACCGGAGTTAGGATGGTCAGTACTGCTTACCTTAACCCTTTACGCCAGTTGGGTGATGATGTACTCAAGGGCGTCTTTGCACTTAAGCAACAGAACCGGGTACTGAGTGGGGACCTAGAGAAGAAGTTACGTACATCGGTAACAGGTATGAACCCTAACGAAGCTCGTACAATGTACAAAGCTTTAGAGAAGGGTGAGAGCGAGATGGTAGAGTGGAACACCTACAGGGAGTTCCTAGATGCCAATGGCTTGGTACCATCTAAAACCTCTCAGAAGGTTTGGGAGAAGTACCGAGGCGTACGTGAAGTGATGAACGATGTTTACGAAATCCGTAACAAAGTCTTTACTTCAGCTAAACGTTCTCTGGGTTACAAGAATGTAGACCTAGGGGATGACAACTTTGAACTAGGTAGGAGAGTCTTTGGTGACGATGTAAAGAGCTCACATGTCTACGATACATCCAGACAAACGCTAGTATCCAAGGCAGACCTTCCTGAAGATGCTGTAGTTATGAAGCTGGATAACGCTATCGAGACCCCTGAGGGCTTACGTAGTTACATCTTAGTGCAGCCTGAGAAGGTTCACAAGCTTCCACCTAA